CTCTACTCGACGGCGCTGAAAACGTTCACCGACATGAAACGGCGCATCGAGCGCAACCGCGACTACGCGTCCCGCACCGAGTTCCGGGAGGGCAACGTCGACCGGGCGATCATCGTCGACGGTGACCGGCGGGTCGAGTTCCACACCCGGTCGAGCGGGAAGGGTGGGCGCGGGTTCCCCGGCGTCAAACGGATCACTCTCGATGAGTGGCTGTTCGGGAAACCCGGCGACCTCGGGGCGTTGGCGCCGACGATCGTCACCCAACGCGACGCGCAGATCCGCTACGCGAGCAGCGCCGGCAAGCCGGAGTCGCAGGCGTTGCGGGAGGTCCGCAAACGGGGCCGGTCCGGCGGCGACCGGCGCCTCGCCTACATCGAGCTCGGCGCGGCCCGGACCGACTGCGCGGCCGGCCCCGGCTGCCTGCACCCGAAGCAGCCCGACCCCGAAGATCCGTACTGCGCGCTGAACGACCGCCAGTTGTGGTGGCAGGCCAACTCCGGGTTGTGGCGGACCGGGCCCGGCCGCGTCGAGGAAGATGCGATCGCCGATCAGCGGCAGCTGTTGGACGCCGCCGAATTCTCCCGCGAGTTCCTGTCCTGGTGGGAGGACCCGCCGTCCGAGACGGGTGGCGCGTTGCACGCCGACGCGTTCGCGGCGCTGGCGAACCCGGACGCGGCGCGGGGCCGGCCGGTGTATTTCGGGGTCGCGGTCGCCCCGGACCGGTCGTGGTCGGCGGTCGCGGTGGCGTGGCGCCGCCCGGGCGGGGGTGTGCACGTGCAGTCGGTGGCCTATCGTCCGCATGCATCATGGTTGACCGATCGGGTGGTCGAGTTGCGCCGCGCGTGGGGCGGGACGGTGGTCGTCGACTCCCGCGCCCGGGATCTGATCCCCGACGCCCGGGAACCGTCCGAGGTCGATCAGGCGCTCGCCGAGGCTGCGCTGTCCGACGCGGTGATCGCCGGCACCCTGACCCACGGCAACGAACCCGAGTTGCTGACGGCGGTGGGCTCGGCGGTGTGGCAGCAAGCGGGGGCGCAACGGCGGCTCGTGTCGTCGGGCAGCATCGACGTCACACCGATCAAGGCCGCGGCGTTGGCGGTGCACGCCGCGTCGCAGGTGGTGGATCCGCTGGCGCAGGTGTGGTGAGGGGGATGCGCCATGGCTGAACCGCTGCCGCCGTTCCTGGGCGCGGGCGAGCGGGTGCTGCCGATGCCGACCCGCCCGCGGTGGCACCGCCGGGCCTGGCGCGCAGTGCGGGGATGCCTGCGCGACATGCTCGGCGGTGCCGTCACGGGGGCTCGGCTCGTGCCCGGACTCGGCGCGGTCGGGTGCGCCGTCGCCGGCACGTGGCTGCTGTGGGGCCTCGGGTGGGCGCTGCTCGCCGCCGTCCCGTTCCTGCTGCTGATCGACGCGCGCACCCCGAGAGGCTGACCGTGGATACGTTCGAGTTGCCGCCCGACACCGTGCTGTGGTGGCGGCAGCGGCAGATCGACGTCGCGCCCGAGCTCGACCTCGCACGCATGCGCGCGATGGTCGCCGAGAGCCGCGAGCGTGAGCGCAGGTTTGTCGCGCTGTTCCGCCCGCCGACTTCGCGGCGGGGCTGAGCGGTGGCGCTGCTGTTCCGCGGCCCCGGGCCCGACGGACACACCACCCGGGCGACGAACCTGCCGCAGCTCATCGACGAGGCCACCGGCGGCCGGCGCGGGCTGTCCGGCGGCCGGGTCGGCTGGCACGGCGCCCTGTCGATCCCCGCCGTGTGGTCCGCCGTCCGACTCCGCGCGAACATCGTCTCTTCGCTCCCGGTCGGGGTGTTCCGTCGCGACCCCGCCACCGGCCGCACCGTCCGCGTTCCCGGCGCCGAAACCGGCGCGCTGCAGCAGCCGTCCGCGGAGTTCGACATCATGTCGTGGCTGCACGCCTCACAGCTCGCGCTCGACCTCCGCGGGAACAACTACGGCCGGATCATGGCCCGCGACCCGCGCACCTACCTGCCGACGCAGATCGAGCTCGTGCACCCCGACGAGGTCGGCGTCCGCACCCTGAAAGACGGGACGCTGGAGTACCGGTTCGCCGGCCGCAAGGTCGACTCGTTCGACGTGTGGCACGAACGGCAGAACGAGGTCCCCGGATCCGTGGTCGGCATGTCCCCGATCAGCGCCGCCGCGCGGGCGCTGGGGATCACCGTCGCCGCCGAGGACTACGGCGCCGAGTTCTTCGTCGACGCCCTGCACCCGTCGGCGCTCATGTCCTCCGACGCACCGATCGACGAGGACCAGGCGAGGATCGTCAAGCGGCGGGTGTTCTCCTCGCAGCAGGGCCGCGAACCGCTCGTCCTCGGCGGGAACTGGAAATATCAGACGCTGTCGATCAGCCCCACCGACGCGCTGCTACTCGAGGTGCTGCGGTACGGATCCGAGCAGGTCGCACAACTGTTCGACGTGCCCGGTGAGCTGATCGGCGCCCCCGCGCAGGGCTCGTCGGTGACCTATGCCAACCGGGAGCAGCGCACGCAGGACCTGCTCGCGTTGCGGCTGGGGCCGGCGATCGCCCGCCGCGAGCGGGCCCTGTCGCGGCTGACCGTCCGCGGGCAGTGGGTCAAGCTGAACACCGCCGCGTTGCTGCGCGCCGACCTCGCCGGCCGCTACGCCTCGTATCAGGTGGGGCTGCGGAACGGGTTCCTCTCGTTCGAGGACGTCGCCGACCTCGAGGACCGGGCGCCGTTGACCGCCGAGCAGCTGCAGGCGCTGCACGACGCGGGGATCCTCGGGGCGGCGACCCCGGACGACGTGAAGCAGCCCGCCGCCGCCGGCGCCGGGTCCACCACCACACCGCAGGGGGTTCCAGCGTGAGCACCTACACCGCGAGCGTGCGCGTCGACGGCGGCACGCTGCACACCTCGCGTCCGCTGACCGCGCCACCGAAGGTCGCCGACATGATCGACAGCCTCGTGTACGACATGTCGCAGTCGGACGGGCCGACCGCGGCGGGGGTGACGTCGGTTGAGTTGACCGTGCAGACGTCGGGGCAGTCCGACACCCCGATCGGTGACAGCGCGCAGGGCACCACGTCGACGCCGCTCCCGCCCGATCCGGACCTCGACGGGCCGCTGCCGGACACCGGCGAGCACGCCGCCCCGGACGTCGAGCCGCCCGACGACGTCGTCACGCCCGCCGCGGTGCCGGCGTCGTGAACCGGCGCACCGCGGCGATCAGCCGCCGCAGCGCGACCAGCGCCCCCGCCGACCGCCCCCGGTCCCGCCGCTGCCTCGAGCGGGCCGGCAGCCCGGCGCTGGTCCGCGCGCACCTGTTCGGCATCGACCTCCGCGATCAGCCCGACCCGACCGACGGCACCGTCGGGTTCCGCGCCTACGCGTCGGTCACCGAAACCCCGTACGACATGTGGGACATGTTCGGGCCCTACACCGAGTCGATCGCCGGCGACGCGTTCGAGCAGACCCTGTCCGAGGATCCCGACGTCGCCTACCTGCTCAACCACGGCGGCATGACCCTGGCGCGCACCACGTCGGGCACCCTGACGATCGGCGTCGACGACGTCGGCCTGTGGTACGAGCCGCGGCTGGACCCGCAGAACTCCGTCGTCCGGGACGTCATGTCCGGGGTCCGCCGCGGTGACCTCGACGAGTCGAGCTTTGCGTTCCGGATCAAGGCCGGGCAGTGGTCCCCGGACTACATGGCGTATCGGATCACTCAGATCGACCTGCACCGCGGCGACGTTTCCACGGTCAACTTCGGCGCGAACCCGGCCACCGGTGACTACGGCATGACGCAGACCGGCGGCACCACCACCGCCGACGACGAGGTCGACGTCGAGACGCTGGACGTCGACGAGCTCGACGACGAACAGGCGCTCGCGCTCGCCGGCCGCCTCGAGCAGCGCACCGCCCGCCGCGCCGCGAACACCCGCGCCGCGCACACCACCATGACCCGCGCCGAACTCGATCAGCTGGCCGAGCTCGCCGCGCCGCACCCGCTCGCCGGGCGCGTTCACAACTGAACAAGATCCCGGGCGGATCTTTCCCCCGCCCGGGTGCCACACGTTGCGCAGTCGACCGCCCCGCGCCCCCGCGGGTCCGGGCTGGTCGGACACCTGACGGACGGCGACCCCCCTTCCCTTCCCTCTGGAGGTCACCCCCGTGAACCCCGAACAGATCCGCGCCCGGATCCGTGAGCTGCTCGACCAGCGCGCCCGGCACGAGCAGACGATCACCGCCACCCGCGCCGCGGTCACAGCGCGCGGCGCCGACGCGGCCCCGACCGACGTCGAGGCGACCGCGCTCCGCGACGCGCGGACCGCGATCGTCACCATCGACGCCGACCTCGACCAGCAGCAGTCCGCGCTGCAGGACGCGCTCGACACCGCGACCCGCGACGCGAACGCGGCGAACCTCCGCGCGCAGCTCGGCGACGGCACCGGCCGCGGCCAGGGCGGCGCGCACGTCACCAACGAGCAGCGCACCTACACCCCGGAGCGGGACCGCCGCGGTGAGGCGTCGTTCTTCGTCGACGCGTTCCGGTCGCAGATGATGGGCGACGTGTCCGCGCTCGGGCGGCTGCAGCGGCACGCGCAGGAGATCGAGGTCGAGCGGGCCGCCGGCAACGACGGCACCACCACCCGCGCCGTGTCCACGGGCAGCTTCGGTGGGCTCGTCGTCCCGCAGTACCTCGTCGACCTCGCCGCGGCGATCATCCGCACCGGCCGCGCCGTCGCGAACACCGTCATGGGCCTGCCGCTGCCCGAGCAGGGCATGTCGCTGATCATCCCGCGCGGCACCACCGGCGCCGCCGTCGCCTCGCAGGCCACGGAGAACTCCGGCCTGCAGAACACCGACGAGGTGTGGGCGAACCTCACCGTCCCCGTCGCCACCATCGGCGGGCAGCAGGACGTGTCCCGGCAGTCCCTCGAACGGGGCATGCCCGGCATCGACGCGATCGTGTACGCCGACCTCGCCCGCGCCTACCACGCCGAACTCGACCGGCAGGTCATCGCCGGATCCGGCGCGTCCGGGCAGATGCTCGGCATGCTCAACACCGCCGGCGCCGGGCAGTCGACCGCGTTCGCCGCCGCCCCCACCGCCGGGAGCATCAACCGGAAGCTGGCCGGGGCGGTCGCCGGGATCGCCGGTGTCGGCGTCGGCATCGACCCCGGGCTGATCGCGATGAACCCCCGCCGGTGGGGGTTCCTCACCGCCGAGGTCGACACCACCGGCCGGCCGGTTATCTCACTCGAGGCGAACGGCCCGCAGAACGCGCTCGGCATCAACCAGCAGCCCGGCTCCTACTCGGCGGGCAACGACCCGGAGGACCCGCGGCCGGTCCGCACCGTCGGCACCATGCAGGGCCTGCCGGTGATCACCGACGCGAACCTGCCGACCAACATCGGCACCAACCTCGAAGACGTCGCCGTCGTGTACGACCCCGACGTGGCGATCTTGTGGGAGGACGGCGACGGGCAGCCCCGTCAGCTGCGGTTCGAGCAGACCCTCGGGCAGAACCTCACCGTCAAGCTCGTGATCTACGGCTATGCGGCGTTCACCGCCGGCCGGTACCCGCAGGCCGTCGCGAAGGTCGGCGGCGTCGACGCGACCGCCGGGCAGGGACTCGTCGCCCCCACCTTCTGATGATCATTGCCGATGCCCTGACCCGAATCCGAGAGGACCGCACCATGACCGAACCGACCCCGACCCCCGCCCCCGACGTCCTCGAGCAGTCCGACGCGCTGCAGGCCGACGACCAGCTGTGGGTGATGTTCGTGCCGCCCGCCGCGCAGGACAACTACACGCAGATCGCCCGCGACCAGGCCGCGATCCGCGACGTCGACGTCGGGCAGGTGCTGCGGGAGATGGCCGACCAGTGGGATCAGCTGCACGAGCGGCAGCCGCTGGACGGGTACGACCACCTCGCGCAGTGGGCGCGGCAGCACGACCCGGCCGCCGCCGCCGGCCCGTCCGGGTTGACGGTGTTGCAGGCGCGGGCGTTGGAGACGGCGCGGCGTGACCCGTTCCAGGCGGTGATCGGGGATCAGGCGCTGGTCGCGGAGGCGGTCGCCGCGCAGCAGACGGCCGACGCGCAGGCCGCCGCTGCCGGGTCGGCGCCGTCGGTGGACCCGTCCTCGGGGCTGCTGCCGAACGCGGGGCCGCTGCCGACCCCGACCGACGTGCCGGTCGGTGACCCGGCGGTCGCTGAGCAGCAGCAGGCCGCCGCGGAGCAGCGCGACGACGGCGGCACCGCCGGGGACACCACGCCGCCGCCGCCGACCCCGGATGCGACCACCACCGCCGCCGCGCCCCCGTCGGACACCCCGGCACCGGCACCGGCACCGGCGGCGGCGAAGGGCAAGAACGGGAACGGCGGCAGCAGCAGCACGGACACCCCGAGCAGCTGACCGACGTCCGGGGCGGGGCCGCTCCCCCGTGTGGCTTCGCCCCGGACCCACCCGCAGGAGGCAGACATGACCGGACCCGTCGGGGACGTCACCGACAACTACACGCAGATCATGGCCGAACGCGGCTGGACGTGGGGCGACCTCGCCGACGACTTCGCCCGCCAGGCAGCGGAGGGCCGCGCCCTGGACGGCGGCGCGTCCATGCGCGGGCTCGAGCGGTGGGCCCGGTCGCAGGACGTCGCCGGCCGGCTGCGGGCGCAGGCCGACGAACGGGGCCGCCCCGAGGACGCGCCACCCCCGGTCGATCCGCAGCGGGCCGCGCCGAACCGCACCGCCGTCCCGCCGAAAAAGCGGCAGGGCTGACCCGTGCCGCTGACCGTGGCCGACCTCGCCAACCACATGCGGGCCCCCGTCCCCGACCCGGGGACGCAGGCGGCCGTCGACATGCAGCGGGCGCTCGACACCGCCGTGCAGGAAACCACCCGGGCGACCGGGATCCTCGACGCGGTCACGGTCACGGTGCAGGTCGCGCTCGACCGCAACGACTCGTCGCTACGGCTGCCGTACGTGCGGCTCGCGTCGATCGGGACGGTGACCGACCCGGGCGGGGTCGTCGTCGCCCCGTACAAGGTCGACGCGCTCGCCGGGATCGTGGACCTGCTCTATGTCGGGTGGTCGACGACGCTCGGGGAGTGGTCGGTGGTGTGCACCGGCCGGGGCTGGCCGGCGGCGCTGGTCACCGCCGCGCTCGATTGGGCGGCGCACCTGTACGACGTGCACCGCACCCGGACGAACCCGGTCGACGACAACGACGAGCCGCCGCCGTCCTACGCGCTGCCGAACCGCGTCGAGGAACTGCTGCGGCCGTACCGGCTGGCGGGTGTGGCGTGAGGCTGGCCGCGCCGCTGGTCATCGCCGCGCACGTCGAGACGCTGCCCACCCTGCCCGGCTGGGACACGGTGAACGTGTTCGAGGGTGCGTTCACCCGCAGCGACGACATGCCCCGGTGGGCGACGGTCGGGTACGTGCCCAAGGCCGACGGGCCCGCCGTCCACTTCGAGCCCGTCAGTGACGGGCAGGGCCAGAACCACGAGGAAGGCACGATCGCGTGCTCCCTGATCGTCACCGGCGCCGACGTGCCCGCCGTCCGGACGTCGTCGACGGACCTGCTCGCCGCGTGGGCGCAGTGGCTCGCGACCGACCGCACCATGACCGGCGCCGGCGGGCAGGCGCGGCTACTCGCCGGCAGCGCCGCGCACCTGATCGCCGACGTCGCGCTGACCACCACCCGGGCCGGGGGCACCGCGTCCGCGCTCGTCACGATCACCTACACCGCGCGCACCTACGGATGAGAGGCAGCACCCGATGACCGATCCGAGCGTCGTCGTCAGCAGTGAGGACGACCAGCCCGTCAGCACCGCGGAGGACCTGCGCGCCGCGCAGGTCACCGAATGGAACACGTACCGGGCGGTCGCCGCGATCGACTTCTACGGGCAGCGCGCGTACAACGTGCACGACAAGGTGCCCGTGTCCGCGGTCGAGGGTGAGCACGCGTGGATCGACCCGCGGCTCGTCGAGCGGATCCCCGACCAGCCCGAGCCGCTGCCACCGCCACCGACGGTCGACCCGGCGACGGTCGCCGCCCCGCCGGTGTCCTCCCCCGACGTCGTCGACCTCACCCCCGACGACGCGCCCGCCCCGCCCACCACGCCCACGGAGGGCTGACCGATGCCCGGAACCGTCCCGCAGCCGCTGCTGCTCACCGACCCGGGGATCACGTGGATCAGCGCCCTGGGCACCGCCGAGCCGACCCCGCTCGGCTCGCCGGCCGGGAAGTTCACCGACGCGCTGCCCCCGGCGTGGCTGCTGCTCGGGCCGACCGATGAGGGGTCATCCTTCTCGGACTCCGTCGCGACGGACACGATCACCGTCGCCGAGTTCCTGTCCGCG